TCGAGGGCGTTACGCAACCCTCCATCGTGATCGAGCAGCGCGAGGGCGTTCTCAGCCTGCTGCCCTCGGTCCCGCTCGGTGCGCCCGCCACTGTCGGCAATCGCGAGCAGCGCTCCATGCGCAGCTTCGCGCTCCCGTGGATCCCGCATGACGATGTGATCCTGCCCTCGGATATTCAGGGCATGCCGGCACTCGGCGTCTCGGACGCGGCCGATCCGCTCGTGGAGGTGATGAACCGCAAGCTCACGCTGATGCGCCGCAAGCATGCCCAGACCCGTGAATACATGGAGATGAACGCGCTGCGCGGTATCGTGAAGGATGGCGCGGGGACCACGCTCTACGACTACTTCACCGAGTTCGGACTCACTCAGATCCCGGTCGACTTCGTCTTCGGGACCGCCGGCACGAACATCCAGGGCAAGGTGCGCAGCACCCTGCGCGCCATCGAGGACAATCTTCTGGGCGAGACCATGACCACGGCACATGCGCTGGTCAGCTCGGAATTCTTCGACAAGCTGATCAGCCACCCCAAGACCGAGGACGCCTACAAGTTCTACTCGGCCACCGGCGGCCAGCCCCTGCGCGAGGACATGCGCCGCGCCTTTCCCTTCGCAGGCATCCTCTTCGAGGAATATAACGGCTCGGTGACGCTCTCGAACGGCACATCGGAGCGGCTGATCCCCGCGGGGGAAGGCATCGCCTTTCCACTGGGGACATTCGAGACCTTCACCACCTATGGCGGACCCGCGAACCTGCTGGAGACCGCCAATACCGTGGGTATGCCGCTCTATGCCCGGCAGATGATCGATGCCAAGGGGCGCTGGATCGACCTGATGACGGAAGGATCGATCCTGCCGGTCAACAAGCGCCCGCGGCTGGCGATCCGCCTGCACAGCTCGAACTGACCGGTAAGGCCATGTCGATCTTCGCCCTCGCCATGGACACGCTCTTCGGTGATCCCAACATCGCCCGCGATGCGATCTACATCCCGGACGCGGGTGCGCCCGTCCTCGTCCGCGTGGTCACCCGCCGGGCGGACGACATCTCCAACTTCGGCGACGCGCGGATCTGGTCGGAGACCACGCGCATCGATCTGCGCGTGGCCGAGGTGGTGCAACCGCGCCCCGGCGACCGTGTCGAGATGGATGGCGAGGCGTTTCTCATTCAGGGCGAGCCGGTCCGGGATCGCGAGCGGCTCGTCTGGACCATTGATCTCAGGCCCACGTGATCCCCATGAAGCTCAAACTCGACATCACCCCCGACCTTGCTACCATGATGGCGGCGGAAATCCAGGCGGGCGAGAAGGCTGTCACGGCGGCCACGCGCGAGGCCGGGACCAGCCTCAAGACCGCCTGGCGCAACCAGATCACCGGCGCGGGTCTGGGCACGCGGCTGGCCCGCACGATCCGGTCCGAACAGTATCCGAAGGGTCAGCCCAGCCTGAATGCGGCAGCGCTGGTCTGGTCGAAGGCGCCCGACATCGTCAGCGCCCATGATACCGGGCCGCTGATCCGCTCGCGCAACGGGTTCTGGCTGACGATCCCGACGGCAGCCGCCGGCAAGTCCCGCCGCGGCGGCCGGATCAGCCCGGTCGAGTGGGAACGCCGCACGGGCCTGCGCCTGCGCTTTGTCTATCGCCGCTCCGGCCCGAGCCTGCTTGTCGCCGAGGGGCGGCTCAACAAGGGTGGCCGTGCGGTTGCCTCGCGCTCGAAGACTGGTCGCGGCCTGACCACCGTGCCGATCTTCCTGCTGGTCCCGCAGGTCAAGCTGCCGAAACGGCTGGATCTGGCACGGGATGCTGAGCGCGCGCATGATGCCCTGCCCGGGCTGATCGTGGCGAACTGGGTCGAGGGGCGTTTCGGATGATCCGTCGATCAGGGCCCACTGGTCCATGCTTCGAACGCCCATCCCGAAAGCATGGATCCAACGCTGGCGAGCAAGAGATAGAGAAGGAATGGGCGAATTCGGAGCACCGGCGCGATAGCCATGGCACCCCATATGCTCACCACCCCGCCCGAGACGAGGAAGGCCATGGCGGCGCCCGGGGCCATGCCAGCCTCCATCAGCGCACGCGTCAACGGCAGCGCCGCGTAGCCGTCGATATAGGCTGGCGCTCCGACCAGGACGGCGAGCGGCACCGCGAAGGCGTTGCCGGCCCCGACGTAAGATGACAACGCATCGGGTGCCAGTGTTTCATTGAGCGCATACTCGGCGGCAAAGGCAGGAATCAGAACGATCAGAATTAAGCGGGTAACCGACCACGCCTCGCGTCCGAAGCGGGCGCGGCGCGCAGGTTCGGTCCAGATTGCGGCGTGGAAGCTCGCGTTTTCGATGCCGCATGGCTGTCCCAGAGATCCGGTAATGCGGTTGCGCCGCAGCGGGTCGCGCGTCCACCCGGTCCTCTCCAAGGCCGCCGTTGCAAGTCCACCGAAGATCCCCAGGCCGATGGCCGCGATCATCTTTCCCACAGCGAATTCCCAGCCCAGTGTCGCGGCGGTCGCCGCAAACATTGGCGGGCCGGTGACAGGCGATGACAGCCAGAACGCCATCACCGGCGCGAGCGGTACACCCGCGGCTAGCAGACCGGCCATCAACGGCAGAACGGTGATGCCGCAGACCGGGATCAGAGCACCGACACCAGCCGCCAGAAAGACGGCCAATATCCTCTGTCCCTCAATGATATCGGCAACACGGTCGCTTGCGCCGCTCGCCGCGATCCACGCCGCGAGCAGAATGCCGGGGATCACGATCGGGGTCACATTGATCAGACCGGCAAAGACAAAGCGCGCTGTCGCCAAAGCATGATCGGGCGCCAGAAAGACGGCTGCTCCGAGACCCGAAATCAGAGCGAGATAGGCGAGCCGCACCCAAGGCGAGCCACCATGAACTGCTTGCGAAATATTCATCTTGTCTGTCTCCGTTCCAGTTAGATGATGAGGCGAGACGGTCGAGGGATGCCGCCACCCACGGCAGGACCGGTAACGCGCTTCATCGTCCAAGCCGCTGATACCGATCCAAGAAACCCCGTTGCGCTTCGCGTAGAACATCGCGGTCTTGCAGAACGTCGCGGCGTTCGAGACCGATATCCGCAAGGAGGTGATCGTTGAGGCCTCGCAGGGCCCTCCGGAGTCGCGCGAGGCGACGCTTCTCGTCAATCTTTTTGAAAAACCCTGCGATGGCGCGGCGCACGGGCTCCGGGGAGTTGGGGACATCGTGATGATCGATATGCGGTTCGATGGCCGGCACCCGGCAGGCTGTCCTGTGATCATGGCTGTGGATAGAGAGCATGACAAAGCCTCCTCAAGATGTTGCTGATGTCTGACTGTAAGATGCAACCTTGAAAGGAATTTGAGAAACGGGCAGTTTAGAAATCAGCAATCGGTATTTCAAATGGCTCAGCTTGACAGCGACCTTCTCAGAACATTCCTCGCTATCGTGGAGACCGGCAGCGTCACGGGCGGCGCGGAACGCATCCACCGCTCCCAATCGGCGACGAGCCTGCAACTGAAGCAGCTCGAAGAGGTAGTCGGCGAGCCGCTCGTCGCGCGGCACGGCCGGGGCGTGGTCCCGACGCCGGCGGGAGACCGCCTCCTGCCAGTCGCGCGGCAGGTCACCGGAATGCTCGACGCGGCTCTGGCCAGCTTCCGCACCGATGATCTGATCGGCCGGCTTCGTATCGGGATCGCGGAAGATGCAGCGCGAGAGGTGCTTGCCAACGTTCTGGCCGCCTTCTGCCGCGACCATCCGCGGATGGAGCTGGAGGTGCATTGCGCTCTCGGGGATGGGTTCGGCGACTCGCTGGCGCGCGGCAAACTGGATATGGCTGTCTACGAGAGTTCGGCGATCGGCCCCGGTCAGGAACGGCTGCGCACGGGGCGCCTTCAATGGACTGCGTCACGCCACCATGATGCGGCGCGCCGCGACCCGCTGCCGGTGGCTGTTTTCGACCGCTCATGCTGGTGGCGGGACGTCGCGCTCGCCGATCTTTCGGCTGCAGACCGTGCGTATCGTACGGTGTTCACCAGCGAGAACGCATCGGGTGTGCGCGCCGCCGTCGTGTCCGGCATGGCGGTCGCGCTGATGAGCGAAAGCGAGGCAGACGAAGACTTGGTTGCACTTACGGACATTGCACCGCCACGACCTTCCTATCTGGTCCTCGTTGTGGCGCCGCGGGCGCGCGGAGCGGCTATGGAGGCGCTGTCCGAAGCTATTCGAAATGCGTTGAAGGAAGAAAACAGGCCCGTCGGCTTCTGAAATGCCCACACCACGCGAAACCATCCTAACCGCGCTGCACGCGCGGCTCTCGGCACTTCCGGCGACCACTTTGCGCGGCGAAGTCCTGCCCGAGCGTGTGCCGGCTGCTGGCTTGCTGATTCTGCGCGACGGCGAGTCGGGGGAGCCCGAAGAGACGCTTTCGCCGATCATTTACCACACCGGCCCTTCGCCGAGAAAGAGGCGGTTGTGCAGGGCCCCGCCCGACGCCGCTTTCGACACTCTAACCGGGAGCATCAACGCATCTCGGTCGGGACCGGCGCGTGCGACACTTCATCGTTCGCAACCGCGCCCGTAACCCTCGTGCGCCCAGCCACCGGAGCCCCTCCATGCCCTCGACTCGCGAGACGATCCTTGCTGCGCTGACAGCGCAGCTGACCGCGCGCGCCGGCGCCGAGGTGCGGCGCAACGCGACGCTGCCCGAACGGGCGCCGGCGGAAGGACTGGTGATCCTGCGCGACGGCACTCCGGGCGAACCGGATGTGACGCTGAGCCCGTGGCGGGCCTATTACCGCCACCGCGTGGAGATCGAGGCGTTCATGCCGCCGGGCGCGGCGGAGGCGGCGCTCGACGCGCTCATCGCCCGGATCGGGGCCGCGCTGGCGCATGACGACAGCCTCGGCGGGCGCGTCGAGCTGATGACGGTTTCCGCGCCTGAACTGCAGCCCGTCCCGGTGGAGGGCGGCGCGCCGTTTCTGGCGGCGGCACTTGCGGTCACGCTGGAATACGAGGTCAGCGATCCGCTGAGCGGCTGAGCGCGCCCGACGGCGCGGCCATCTCGAGACATCACATCTGCACATCACAGGAGATATGACATGGGCAAGCAACGCGCCTATGGCGCCGATGCCACACTCAGGGCGGTGCGCGAGACGCAGTATGGCGGGGCCACCACGGGCCCGGTGCGGGCGCTCGATTTCAAGACGGCGGATCTGTCGGCGAGTATTCCGCTTGGCGACGACCCGCTTCTGGGGCGCGGGCGCAATGCGCAGGACCCGTATCGCGGGCTGGTCACCGATGAGGGCCAGCTGGAGATCCCGTTCGATCTGCAGGGTACCGGCTGGTGGATGACCGCGCTCTTCGGCGATCCCGAGACCACGCCGCAGGCGGCCACGGGGCAAATCACCTTTGCGGATAATCCCGCGCCGGGCGACACGCTCACGCTGAACGGGGTGATGTGGACCTTTATGGCAGCGTCTGCTGCGGGCGACGAGACGGAAATCGGCGCCACGCTGGCAGATACGCTTGCCGCACTTGCCGCGGATCTCAACGCCGCCACCGATCCCGTCATCGCCGTGGCGACCTATGCCGTGGAAGACGACACGGCGCTGCTGATCACCCATGACACCCCCGGCCCGGACGGCAACGCGTTCGCGATTGCCGCCTCGGCCGCGCAGCGTTCCGCCCCCACGCTCACCGGCGGCGGGTACCGCCATGTCTGGCGCAGCGGGGCCGACAGCATCCCGTCCTTCCTGATCGAGATCGGCCATCCCAAGCTCACCACCCCGGTCTTCTTTCGCCATGCGGGGGCGGTGCTGGAAGAGCTGTCGTTCCAGATGGGCCAGGAGGGGCCGGCCAATGCCACCGTCTCGGTGGTCGCCCAAGGCGAAGAGACCGCGAATGCCACGCTGGACGCAAACCCCGCCGCCTTTGCGCTGCGCCGCTTCAGCCAGGGGCGCGGGCGCATCGTGCGCGCGGGAGCGCCGCTGGCGGGGGTCACCGCAGGCTCTCTGACCTTCTCCAACGGCATCGAACGGGTGCGGTCCATTCGCGAGGATGGCCGCATCGATGGCGCGGATCCCACCCTCGCCACCTGCGAGGGCTCGCTGAACGTGCGCTTCGATGGGGAGACGCTGATGGCCGAGGCCGCGAGCGGCGATCCGGTGGCGCTGGTCTACGGCTTTGCGATGCATGAGGGCTACGCGCTCAGCTTCACCCTGCCGCGGGTCTACCTGCCCAAGCCCAAATATTCGATCACCGGCCCCGCCGGGGTCGAGGCAAGCTTCGACTGGCGCGCCGCCGCCGATGCGACCGGCGTGATGCTCGAGGTCGCCCTTCTCAACGATATCCCGACCCATGGAGACCCCTGATGATCCGCCTCGACCTGAACGCGTCCCCCGACTGGCTCGATCTCGGCCACGGCGTGCAGCTGCGCGTCGCGCCCATAACCACCTCCCTGATGAACCGTGCCCGCGAGGAGCCGATCCTCGCCGACCTGCCGGAGGAGGCCAGCGCCAACCGGCGCGGCATCGCGCTCGCGAAGGCGCTGGCCCGTGTGGCTGTCGATGACTGGGCGGGCGTGCATGACGAGACCGACGCGCCGGCCGAACTTTCGCCCGAAGGGCTCGACGCGCTGCTGGAGATCGTACCGATCTTCGAGGCGTTCCAGCTGCGTTACGTGGCGCCGGGCCTGCATCTGGAACAGGAAAAAAACGCCTCAGCGCCCTTGCCGAGTGGCACTTCGGCGGGGGCGACGGGTACTGCAAAAACTGCACCCAAATCTGCGACGCCTGCCCGGCGCGGCAAAACGCGCCGCTGACGCGCGAGGGCGCGATGGCCTGGGATATCGCATGCCGGGCCACAGGCCAGCTGCGGGTCGCGGACGGCGCAGTGCTCGGCTGGGATATGGGCGCGGTGCTGGCCATGGCTGCGGCCGGCGGACTCGACCCGAGGGCGGCGGTGGAGCTTCTGCCGGTGATCGAGGCGGCGATGGTGCGCGCGGTGAACGCCCAGATCCGGGCGCAGCGCCCGCAATAGGCGGGCACGCTGTGACAGCCCGCGCGGCAAAGGCACAAACCCGTAAAAGTTAGATTGATCGAGGGCCTCAATGACCAGCGCGTCCAAACAGGTGACGGTGCGGCTGGCGGCAGAAGGCGGCCGGCAGGTGCGCGCCGAGCTCAGGGGGATCGGCACCGACGGCGCCACCGCCTTCCAGCGTCTGGGCTCGGAGATGGAGGCCGCCAATGCGCGTGCCGACCGGTTCTTCCGCCGGCTGCGGATTGCGGCGGCGGCTGGAGCTGCAGCCGTGGGCGCGGCGGCCACGGCGATGATCCGCAGCGGGCTGCAGGTCGTCGACAGCCAGGCCAAGCTGGCGCAGTCGCTGGGCACCACCGTCGCCTCGATCCAGACGCTGGAGCGCGCGGGCGAACTGGCGGGCGTGTCGATGTCGGGCATCGAGCAGGCCACCAAGGATCTCACGCGCCGTCTCAGCCAGGCCGCGGCCGGGACCGGCCCCGCCGCCGACGCGCTGGACCGGCTGGGGCTGTCGGTCACCGACCTGATCGCGCTGCCGCTCGATGAGCGCGTCGGGGCCATCAACGCCGCCATCGAGAAGTTCGTGCCGGCGGCCGAGCGTGCGGCCGTGGCGGGCCAGCTTTTCGGCGAGGAAGGCTCGATCGCCATGGGTCGGATCGACAGCGCCACGCTGCGCCAGGCGACGAAGGACGTGCGCGCCTTCGGCGTCGTGGTGTCCGCGCAGGACGCGGCACAGATCGAACGGACCAACGATGCGATCTCACGGCTGGGGCTCATCTGGCGCGGTCTGGCCAACCAGCTGGCGGTGGCCGTGGCCCCCGCTCTGGAGGCCGTGGCCGACGCAATGGCCGCGCTCGCGGAACGCAGCGGTCCGATGGGCCGCGCCATCGAGCTGGTGCTGGGCAATCTCGACCGGCTGGCCGCCACGCTCGCGGCGGTTGCCGGTCTGGTGGCCGGGCGCTTTGTGGCCGGGCTGGCAGTGGCAGCTGTCAGCGTGCGCGGGCTGGCCACGGCGTTGGCGCTGTTGCGCGGGGCGCTGATCCGGCTGCCGTTTGTGGCGCTCGTGATCGGCGCGCAGGAGCTGATCCTGCGCTTCGGCCGGCTGGTCGCGGCGGCAGGAAGTTTCTCCGACGCCCTCGATCTCATGCGCGGCGTGGCCGCAGAGGTCTGGGACCGGATGGGCACAGGCGCACGGGCGCTCGGCGCGACGATCGCCGCAGCCTGGGCCGGGATCCAGGCCAGCGTGGCCGGCGGCGTGCAGGCCAGCCTGGACGCTGTCGCGCGCGGCGCCTCGCTTATCGTCAACACCTGGCGCGGGGCTTTTGCAGCAACACGCGCGATCTGGTCCGATCTGCCGGCAGTGCTGGGCGAGGTCGTGACCGGTGCGGCCAATGCCATGGTGCGCGGCGTGGAGCGAATGCTGAACGCGGTGATCGGGCGCGTGAACCGCTTCATCGCGGGGATCAACACGGTGCTTGGCGCATTGCCGGCATGGGCCGTGGGCGATGGCGGGCTGCGCATCGGCGCGCTGGACGATGTCAGCCTTGGCGGTATCGAGGCCCGGTTCGCAGGCGCGGCGCGTGATGCCGGCGGCCGGGCGGCGGAGGCGTTCACGCGAGGATTCGAGCGGGAGTACCGCATCCCCGATCTCGGGCTCGGCGCCTATGCCGAGGAGGCCCGCGCGACGCAGGACGCGCTCCAAGGCGTGGCCGACGAACTGCGCGCCGCGGCGACCGGCCCACTGGAGTCGGTCGAGGCGATCCGCGAGGTGCTGGCGCGGACCTCGAAGGTGGCCGATGCGTCAGCGGACTCCGTGGCCGGGATCGGGGACGCCTTCGACGGGATCGCCGGCGGGGAGGATGGGAGCTTCGGCACAAGTTCCGGCAGCGGGGGCGCGGCGGGGCGCGCAACCAACGCGGCCACGGAGGCCGGCAACGCGATCGCGGCGGCCGGCGAGACGGCGGCGCGGGGCTGGGATGCGGTCGCCGACAGCCTGCAGGACTATGCCGACAGCGCGATGGAGACCGGCCGGCAGATCGGCGAGGCGCTGGTCAGCGCGTTTCGCGGGGCCGAGGACGCGCTTCTGACGCTGGTCACGAAGGGCAAGGTGGATTTCCGCGATCTGGCGAACTCGATCCTGGAGGACATCACCCGCATCGCGCTGCGCTCGGCGGTGCTCGGGCCGCTCGCCAACTGGCTGGGCGGCGCGCTCGGCGGGATCGGAGGCGGGCTTGGAGGCAGCTTGGGCGGCAGCCTCACCGCGGCGGTGGCGCATTCCGGCGGCGTGATCGGCGTCTCGGCACTGCCGCATCGCGAGGTGCCGGCCATGGCCTTCGCCGGAGCACCCCGACTGCATGCGGGTGGCATGGTCGGGCTCCAACGCAGTTCTGGCGTTGCGGGCCTGCGGCCCGACGAGGTCCCCGCGATCCTGCAACTCGGCGAGCGGGTGCTGTCGCGCCGCGAGGTCGCCGAGGGGCAGCGCGGCGGCGGTGGCAGCGGCCGTGACGGCGGTGTCACAATCAACATGAGCATCTCCACGCCGGATGCCGACAGCTTCCGCCGGTCGCAGGGCCAGATCACCGCCGAGATGAGCCGCGCCATCGCGCGGGCGCGGCGCAATCGGTAGTGCTTGCCACCTGACAAAAGATACCCGGCACGCCTCCTCGTGCACCCCGGTTGCTCGTGCAAAGGTTCGAAGGACAGCTATGCGGACAATCCGGTCATTGACCTATCCAGAGACGTCAGTAAGTTAATTTGGCAAATTCCATGTCAGCCAGCATTCGCGCGCCAGCATCACTTCCATTCTTCGGAGGGCAATATGCTTCACGAAAAGCTGCAGAAGTTAAAAGGACCGACCTTATTCGGCGCCACGCAAGCCGCTGTGATTATTTCAGTTTGCCTATTTCTTCCGGTTCCGGAAAGATACTCGGGGAGTGCCGAGATCGAACGCGGTGTCAGCTGGTTGGGAATAGGCTTGGTCTGGGTGTGTACCACCATCGTGATCGGGGCACTGCACTACTTACTTGATTCCCGAGACCGTTCTTAGTTTGGGCTCGGAAGGGCCTTGCGGCGGTGCGGCAGGCTGATTGCCGACCGACAGCACTGCGGACAGAACGGCCGTTCTTATAGTCATGTTGAGCCTCACCGCCGGGGATCTGGCTGGCCTACCTCGATCGCATCCCGTAGGTTTCTCGGCTGCGCCTTATGTGTTCATCGGCATCCCGTTCAGGGAAGAACCGCCAGCTTGGAGCGAGTATGGGCACGGTCTTTTCGACGCGGACCTCTATCACGTTCCTGATCGGAAAATCGGGACCGGCCTTCTCCCGCAGAGGAGGGACAAGAGCTTCGAACCTCGATGCCCCGTCCTCGATTATTTCGGCTGCTCCGATTAGCTTGTGCCCTCGCTCCCGAAAGACGTCTATCAAACTGACGCAGACGCGCGGATGCGTCTGGATCGCCCGGATCGAACCGGCCGAGGCGATGTCGGCGATCACGAAGCTGTCCCCTTCGTGATGCCATATCTCCTTTGGAGAAACGCTTGGCTGTCCCTTCCGATCTACGGTCGCCAACCAGCAGAGCACGGCATGGCGGCAGGTGTCCGCGACGGTCCATTCCGCGTCTTCGCTCATTTCCTACTATCCTCAGTTTCGGGCCATTGCCAGCTTGGTGCCGAAGACCACCAGAACGACGCCTATCACACGCTCGATCCACGCGCCCGCACGAACGTAGACGGCTCGTGCCGGGACGCTCGACAGAAGCGAGACAACGAGACCATACCAAACAACCTCGACAGCGAAGGACGCTGCAAGGATCGTAGTCTTCGTGAGCAAGGCTGCATCCGGCGGGACAGCAACGGCATAAAGACCAACGAAAAACATGATCCCCTTGGGGTTGGAAAGATTTACTATGCCGCCGATCCTGAAACCGCGCAGGAAGGCTAAAGTCCGGTGCTGGTCGGTTCCGTTAGCATCTGTTCCCTCGTTCTGAGCGGCCGTCCCGGCATGACGCCACGATTGAATGCCGAGCCATACCAGATACAGGCCGCCAGCGATTTGAACGGCGCGCGTTAGCCAACCGATGCGTTCGAGTATGACCGACAGTCCGGCTATCGCCAGCACCGCACAAAACGTCGCCGCACAGGCCAGGCCAAGCGTTGCTCCCCACGCCGTAGTCTTCTCTCCGCGCAGGGCCAACTTCGAGATCAGAGCGAAGTTGGGACCGGGGCTGACCACAATAGCGATGTAGAGAACCAGAACGGTCAGAACGATGTGGGGATCAAACATGTGTGGAACCTCCGACTACCTCGTCAGCCTATCGGATTATCGGAGGTCCTGAAAGGCGGATTAGGGCTCCTGGCGGTCATCTGATAGTTTCGCTCAGGGATTTTAGAATAGTGTCCGAAACCCGGCTTCCATCGGGAACCTTGTGTCGGGCGGCGAACACCGAGGGCCAATGAAAGGCAATCCATGACCGACTTTCACGATGTGCAGTTCCCTGCCACCATCGCGTACGGGGCCAGTGGCGGGCCGCGGTTCCTGACGGCGATCACCGCCACGCAGAGCGGCCGCGAGCAGCGCGTGGCGCAGTGGCAGCGCTCCCGCGGCGAATGGAACGTCTCCACGGGCATCCGCTCGCGTGCCGATGTCGCCGCATTCCTCGCCTTTTTCTACGCCCGCCGCGGCCGCGCACACGGGTTCCGCTTCCGGGACTGGACGGATTTCCGCGCCAGCGATCAACATCTCGGCACTGGCGACGGCGAAGAGACTGCCTTCCAGTTGTTGCGGCGCTATGACAGCGGCGGTGCGGTGCATGAGCGGCGGATCACGCGCCCGGTCGAGGGCACTGTGACGGTTTATCGCGATGGCGTCAAAGCAACGTCCGGGGTGTCGATCGATCACACGGCGGGCCAAGTGACGTTCTCAAGCGCCCCTGACGCGGGAACCGAGATCTCCGCGGATTTCGAGTTCGACGTCCCCGCACGGTTCGACACCGATGCCGCCGATCTCACCGTGGAGACCTACGAGATGCAGCAATGGGGCCGCATTACCGTGGTGGAGATCCGCGAATGAAGACGGTATCCCCCGAACTTGCTGCGCATCTCGAGGGCGATGTGCTCACGCTGGCCACCTGCTGGCGCCTCGCGCGCCGCGACGGGGTGGTGTTTCGCGCGACCGATCACGATGGCGATCTCGCGGTCGACGGCGAGGTCTACCGCGCCCGTGCAGGGTATTCGCGCACCGCCGTGGCCTCCGAGGCCGGGCTCGCGGTCGGCAATGTCGATCTCGAGGGCGTGCTCGACGATGCCGGGCTCGAGGCGGACGCGCTGCGCGCCGGTCTCTATGACGGCGCCGAGGTGCGGATCTTCGTGGTCAACTGGCAGGACCCGTCGCAGGGCACGCTCCGGCTGCGCCGCGGCTGGCTGGGCGAGGTCACGCTGTCGAGCGAGGGCCGGTGGCGCACCGAGCTGCGCGGTATGTCCCAGGTGCTCGCACAGCGGCTGATCGAGCCCTACACGCCCGACTGCCGCGCCGATCTCGGCGATGCGCGCTGCGGGGTGGCGATCACGGATCCGGAGTGGACGCGACCGGGCCTCGTCACCGCACCGCTGGACGCGCTGTCGTTTACCGCGGCGATCGACGTTGAGGGCAAGCCCGACGACTGGTTCGCCGGCGGGGTGATCATCTTCACGTCGGGGCAGAACAGCGGCCGGGCCATCGAGGTGCGCGGCTCGGATCTGGCGACGGGCGATCTCGTGCTCTCCTTCCCGCCGCCCTTCCCGGTCGGGACGGGCGACGCGTTCGAGATCTATCCGGGCTGCGACAAGCGGCTCTCCACCTGCATCGATCGCTTCGACAATGTGCTCAATTTCCGGGGCGATCCCTTCGTGCCCGGCGCCGACAAGCTGACGGAGACACCCAATGCCCGGTGAGCCAGTCCGCGCTGAGGAGATCGTTACCGAGGCGCGCCGCTGGATCGGGGCGCGCTGGCGCCATCAGGGCCGCGGGCCGGCCGGCGTGGATTGCATCGGGTTGCTGATCGTGGTCGCCGATGCGCTCGGCGTGCCGCATCACGATGTGCAGGGCTACGACCGGCGCGCGACCGGCACGAGGTTGCTGGAGAAATTTGCGGTCGATCTCGATCCGGTTGCGATTGCGGACGCGCGCCCCGGCGATATCCTGGTCTTTGCCGAGACCAGCTATCCCTGCCATGCGGGGTTCCTGACCGCGCGGCACGGTGTCCCGCATCTTTTGCACGCGCATGCGCTGCGGCGCTGCGTGCTCGAGGAGCCGCTGATCGAGCCATGGCTGTCGCGCCGTCGTGCCGCCTGGCGCATCCCAGAGGTGGTCTGATGGCGGTGCTGGCCATCGCCGGCGCGGGCGCGCTCGGCAGCTCCGCGCTCGGGCTGGGCTGGCAGGCCGGCTGGCTGATCGGCTCGACCGTCGGCTCGCTCCTGTTCGGGCCCGACCAGCCCGATATCGAAGGCCCGCGGCTGCGAGATCTGTCGGTTACCTCCTCGGCCTGGGGCGCGCCGATCCCGCTGATTTACGGCACGATGCGCGCCTCCGGCAACGTGATCTGGGCGCCCGGGATCCGTGAGGAGCGCCAGACCCGCAAGGTGGGCGGCAAGGGCGGCGGCGGTGGTCAGCGCCAGACCACCTATGGCTACTACGCCTCCTTCGCGCTCGGCCTCGCCGAAGGCCCGGCCGGCGACCTCATCCGGATCTGGGCCGATGGCAAGCTCATCCATGACGCGCGCGGCACCAATCCGGATGTGTCGATCCCCGGGCTGGAGTTCCGGTTTCACGAGGGCAGCGAGGACCAGCTGCCCGATCCGCTGATCGAGGCCACCGAAGGCCATGGCCGGACCCCGGCCTTTCGCGGGCTGGCCTACCTTGTGTTCGAAGATCTGCCGCTGGAAAACTTCGGCAACCGCATCCCCAACATCACCGCCGAGGTGACCTTCAACGCGCAGGAGGCCTTCCCCGCGCTCAAGAGCACCAACCTGCCGGGTGGTCCGCTCGACAGCGTGCTGACGAGCTACGGGGCCACCGACTTTCAGCGCCAGCGGCAGCTCATGCTGACCCCGGACGGTCTTCGGCTGTTCGATCTGCGCACGCTGGAGGAGCTGGCGCAGGCCCGGCCCGAGGATCTGATTTCCGACGCGCTGGCCGAGGCGTTGAACCTCTACAGGAATAATTACGGGTTCGATCACTGCTTCATCGGCGGCGACGGGTATGCCTATACTCAAGTCGGCATCAGCAACACCAAGCCGGTCGTGAAGATCGATCTCGACGCGATGGCGGTCGTGGACAGCTTCGGGCGCCGCAGCAACAGCCTGAGCAACAATTCCGGCGGTTTCGTATCACTCACGACACTGGGCTGGATGCGCGCGCTCAGCCTGACCGGGCCTGTCGATGTCCTGATCGCTTCGGGCCGGTTCGGCGGCGGCCATGGCTGCGTGCGGGCCGACACCATGGAGTTCCTCGCCAACCTGCCGCGCATGGGACCGGGGCCGACGAATGTCGAGAATATCGTGCAGGGGCGCGTGGGCGACGGCCTCGGCGAGGCGTGGATCCTGCGCACGTCGAACACCGGCACGGCCAGCACCATTCCCATCGAGCGGCTGCGCGTACGCCCGGGCGCGCCTCAGCCGGTCGTCGAGAATGCTGGGCACTGGCAGCTGTCTGCGGCCGACATCCATTCCGAGGCGACAGGATTCACCTACGAGCCGGCCGGCGCGGTGTATGATCCAGTGGATGATGCGCTGGTCTGGATCAGCGCGCTCGCCTTTCCGGACGCGCTCAGTGATCTGGAGGGGCGGTATGCGGTCAAATGGCGCCCCGATGACGGGGTGATCTGGGCGACGCGGCTGTCGCTCTTCGCGTTTTCCACCACGCGCAAGGAGAACATGGCGATAGCCAAATCCCGCACCGAGGGCCGGCGCATGGCGTGGCATCGCGAGCCGCAGGTCAGCCAGGTCGATCTGCGCACCGGCGCGGAGATCCTGTTCACCGAAGGCTTCGCCGCGGGCAGCATCTTCGGCGGCGGTGAGGCCGCGGGGTATGATGCGCGCTCGGACACGCTCACGGGCTATGTGCAGACCGGGTCGGCCGCAACCCGGCTGTTTCTCAACCGCACCGCCGGCGACGGGGTGACACCGGGCGCGATCGTCGCGGATATTTGCGCCCGCGTCGGGCTGGGGCCGGACGATATCGATGTGTCCGAGATCAATGCGCCGGTATTCCGGGGCTATGCCATCGGGCGGCAGGGATCGGCGCGGTCAGGGATAGAGCCGGTGGCGCAGGCCTTCTCGTTCGATGCGGTCGAGTCCGATGATCGGATCCGCTTCATCCCGCGCGCGCGGGAGGCTGTCGAGGCGCCGCGTCTGACCGCGGACGATCTCGTACCGGCCCGTGAGACGGGGCGCGTCGTGCAGCTCCAGCGCGTGCAGGAAACCGATCTGCCCGAGCGCATCACCGTCACCTACCAGGAGGCCGGCCAGGGGACCGGTCAGGAAACGGGCGGCGACTACAATCAGGGCGCCCAGTCCGCCACGCGGGTCTCCCAGCCGGTCGCCACCATGGGCTCGCGCGACAAGCGCGACGTGGAGCTGCCCATGGCGCTCGAGGCCACCGAGGCAAGGCGCATCGCCGAACGGCTCATGGCCTCGGCCTGGATCGAGCGCGATGGGGTCGAGTTCGCGCTGCGGCCGGGGTTTCTGCGCCTCGATCCGACGGACCTGCTGCGCGTGGCCGCCCCGGGCGGAGCCGAGATCGCGGTTCGGCTGACGCAAATTGAGACCGGCGCCGACTGGGAGCTGCGCGTCAAGGGCGTGCGCCATATCGGGTCGGCTTATCTGT